TAGCCAAGTTCTCTGCTAGAGCGGGAATAGTTTGCGGTAGATCAGGAGCAAACTCTTCTTGATATTGGTCAAGAAGTCTGAGCAACTGTCTACTGTGTGCATCCGTAAACTCTCTTGGCATTATAGTACCCCAATCTTGTGTGGTTTCTTGATTACTGTAGGTTGCCACTCATCATAGAGTGATACCCATACCTCATGGATATAGGATTTTGAAGTATCATCCTCATACTGCATACGCTTCTGAAATACCCATCCCAAAGCTATCATTCCATCGGGTGTATCTTGGTACACTTTGGAAACACACCTACCGAATTCTTTTTGTGAATGCCGGAAGATATCCCCAACTAGAGTAGATGATTCAGGATCGAAGATTGTATCGTCAATATCTGACACCATTGGATCAGACAGATGATACCTTCGTTCGTTATCCTCTTCTGCAATATGGTTTTCTACTATCTTCATTCTTCCTCCTCGTATCCATTAAACCATCCAGCTTTAGTATCATGGGTAACTACCTTACTTGTACCAAACACTAGATTTAGCAGCGGCGGTACCTTCTTCAAAGGCCACCACAGCCAGCCTATATTCAGGATCACTGAGGTAATCCAAACCAAGGCAGTTCTTGATACAGTCTTTCAAATCTTCTGGCTCATAGTTATTAGGATCAAGTCCATTACCATCCATACTATCCGTTCGCATCTCATCACAGATAGCAATGATATCTTTACGTCTCTTGCTCCGTCTCGCTCTCGCATTCATCTTCTTTAGCCTCCCGTTCATAATCGTCATCATCACGCTCGTCCCAAAGTGTAGGCGGATCATCGTCCCAATCTTCAGGATCATAATGATCTACATGAACACTATGCTTACCTTCCTCTTGCCACCAAATCATTGCTGCTTCTTCATTATGATGTGAGTAATCAGCTAGTGGCATGTTGTGCTTTCTTTCCATACTTCTTACCGAAGTCCCACACCTGACTATCTGACGAACTTTCTAGTGCTAGTAGTAGATTACCTGTCGCTACGATACTGGATTCTTTTGCGACTTCATCTAGGTCAACAGTAACCAGGGTATCTAAATCACCCCATGTTCCTGAGTCCAGGTCAATCCATATCTTCATGACATTTTCACCACCGTGTGCAAATTTATTCCACTACCTCTGTGATTCATGTTCCAATACTTATCACGCATCTCCTGCTCTAGCTGAACGATTACTTCAGCCGAAGGGTGCGTATCAGCACAAGTAAAACTCTCAGTGTAGCTGTGACTCTTATCATAATAGCCGATTTTAATTGTAACTACACTTGCCATTAGTTCTCCTTTCTGCTAACCTGCTAACCTGCAAGTACGGGATCATCACATACCCACTCGACGATCTCTTCTGTACGTACTTCATATGTAACTGCTGGAATCTCCTTCGTACCTTTTACTACCTTACGACAAAACTTCTCTCGATTGATACTGAAACATAGCTTGATCTGACCAAACTTGCGAATCAAGTCGAGACTATAGTTATCATGCTTCTTCTCGACCAGTCCACCCTTCGCCAGAATCTTAGCCACCTGCTTTGCCTTCTCCTTAGCAGTAGACCTATCATCATCCCACAAACTATTGTAAGATGATCCGAGGTAAATATTACCGGGTAGCTTATGTCCATTCTCTTCGATGAAATCTGCAAATGCTCGAAGATCAGCTACCATCTCATCTCTCTCAGAATACTTCATGGTTATTCACCTCCTTCCTCATCAGTTGCATAATCCTTATCAATACTGATTATCTCTTCATTACCCGGATCGAAATATGGGTGGGTCAAATCAGTATCCGTAATCATTTCCTCGACGTGACTAAAGCTAGTAGCCGAAAACATAAACGAACGTCTATTGCCTGTTCGCATATCTCTCAGTGTTACTTCATATCGTTCTGTCATCTTATCCTCCTGTTTAGATTCGGCGGAATGAATAACTACTCTTAGCCCTGGCACTCTGCATTGCGCGGTAGTTACTAACAGGATTCGTCATTCCGCACTCTTTCAATGTATTTCAATGTATTGCACATTAGCCTAGTCCAGTATGACCTGTAACTAGGCTACTTTGTACTACAGACGAACGATACGCAGGAAAGACTCTTCCGTACCGTCATCACGAGACTTCTTGACTCGGACGAGTCTCCATGTTGAAGTAAGATCAAGTCTCTTCAACGTAGCGTACATCGAAGCATACAGAGAATCAGTACGCTTACCGAAGAACTTAGAACCCTCCCTCTCATTCAACGGGACGATGAAATGTCCATCGGGATGCTCTTCGATATATGCCTGATATGCATTCTCAAGACCCTTGAGAAAAGTCTCAGACTCACCCTTACCACTACGACTAGTAAGAGTAGCGTTGATCTCCTGCTCATCAGTGATCGGCTCAAACATAAGTGTGCTCATAGTTAGCCTCCTTTCCGTTTCTGAGCGGTCGTGGTATGTATGTTGCATACTTAGGTACTTAGCAGCATCTAGTTTTGTCACCGCATTGTACTCCTTCCTGGGTTATCTGTCAAGGCCGAAACCGTAGAAGAATGGATGATGGAAGATTTCGATAGCCTGCTTACCGTCGTCTGTTCGTTTGATCCAGATAGCTAGCTTAGTCTCGCGCTCAACTACCATTACCTGCAATCGCTGGTCTGATTCCTTAGCGTAATCAAGTCTAATGGCGTGGTCGTCGTCGATCATTCTTTCCATGAGTACCATGCTAACTCAACTTCCTTTCATGTTCTCGGAATGTAGTGTACATTAGAAAGTCGATATGATCTAGGATGATGAAACATTCTTGCCTAAAATCCTCATGCCAGATTCTTTCTTCAGATCGTAGCTGTTGAATCTTAGGTACAAGACGAGCAATGCCTACGATTTCATCATGAGTACATCGGCTAAAGTCTACCGATTCATACAGTGATTGTGATGATATTAGGCTAAGCATCTTTGAATCCCCTTCTCTTAGCGTATTGTAGGGAGCAAATCCTTTCACCATTTAGTACCGAAGTAGTACCGTCATCATGTACTACATCAAACCAGGGATCGGGCATCATTCGGATACTGTTAGGTTTGATGTAACCTGGCTTCATATCGTAGTAGTTATAGACGCGATCATTTTCGCCTACCGTGACACCATCTTCTGTGCGGATTTGTACGCTCATTTGGCTAACCTAACCCTTTCGGCGTAGTTCCTAAGATCGGCTTTATTTTTGAATATCCATACTGAACACTTTTTGTGAGTTTCTAGTCTTATTAGGTAGTAGTAGGTAGTAGTAAGTAGTAGTAAAGAGTTCCGAGAGTTCAGTACCTAGTAAGGAGTAGATAGATAGATACTCCGAACAGGTGTTCGTACGATTTCCGCGATCTGTGCTCAAGCTAGCGTGATTGTGTAGAGAATCGCAGAAGCGACTGCAATGACCCAAACGATATTGAACCTAGTTACTCTCATGTTTCCACACCTTTCTAGTTGTGTTGTAGATTCCGAGGGACAATAGCCGGGTAGGATCGTCGCATTTCGTGTAGCCTTTAGGCTTAGGCTTAGCTACCCGCTTAGGCTTCTCTGCGTTGGTATGCTCGATGCAACGAAACTCTACCTTTACAGTACCCGATGGAGGATCGTTGCGATAGCTGACGATACCGTACTCATTGCAACCCTCGTAATGAGTACATCGCCTGAGTATCTTATACTCGCCTACGTTCTTAGCTTTGTACTTAGCTCGCTTCATTTATGATGCCTCCATGTTGGGCGTAGGGATAACTAAGCCTAGTGCGGTATGCCTCCTGTGCCACTATTGCGGCGGGAGTGGACTAGGCTTAGTTATTCCTAGTCCCGGTACCTCAGCCTAGCTCCGCGCGCTACCGCTGCGTCTCGCATAGATGCCTTGTCGTCGAGTGTGAGAGTGACACTTCTGTCTCTTGTAGTTGAGGGTGCCTTGTATCGGCTAGACTGCCATCGTCTAGATGCCATTGGCTTGCCCGCGTAGGGGATCATGCCGTCTGAGTTGTACATATGCTTCATGTCTAACCTACCTTTCTTTATTGACTCTGTATCTATGACCTAACACTAGGTACTTTACTCCCTAGAGCGAAGAAACTGGTGGACTGTTGCCGACTACCTCCAAACGTATAAAAATGCATGTGCGGATTGTTACATGCACTTGTCCATAAGTAGATAGTTAGCTCTCGCCCCCTCTACGCCTACACTTCCGGCATGGAAGAAAACAACAAAAGCAATGAAGAACCAATGTTTGAAGATTTAAGCGATAACAGCAAGAGCAGTAACAGCAGCGAATCGCTCGCTCTCTATAAGAAGGCTTTGGAGCAGGAATTTGCAGAACAGAATGATCCTACTAATATTCGCCAGATTGCCAAAAAGACGAAAGAAGAAATTGCTAAGCACGTTCCTGATTATCTCGTAACTATGCGAGGTCTATCTCTTGGCGCTGGAAGCGATAGTGTAAAGTTTCAGGCTACTAAGTGGTTGCTAGAGAACGCGCTACTTCCCGGTGGTGCAGGAGCTAAGGATTCTCTTGCTGAATTGCTTGAAGAGATGGAATCTGAATCTAAACCAAAAGAGATTACCACCGAGTAATATGTCCAAGCACTTTCTTCATGTACCTCCACTTGGCATCGGTAAGGATGATGGTCTAACTTATGATCCGTTGCGACCAGCCAGACATTGTGGTATCTGTGGTGATTCTTTCCAACCGGAACTTGCTAAGTCACCAAGTTATGATTCCGATGAGGGGGTACGCCTAGCGGTAGATATTCTGATTCGTGAGTGGGCAACTAATCACAATAAGAAGCATAGTCCACAACAGCATATTGAACACGTTAGAACTGGCCGTCTAATGACGCCTGAAGCCGCTGTACGTTTAATTCCTCTAGGCGTGTATCCTATTGACGATCTCTATTTCGATCCTGAGATATCTCAAGCAGGATTTGAAGCACCACGCGCGCCAGTTGATGACGTGCCCAATAAGTAATTACAAGTAGTTAGAAAGGAGTTATGGCTTAATGTTTGTAGAAGTTGTTTATGAGACAGGACGAAGTTCTGTTATGAACGTAGTGGACGAAGCAGAAGCACTTAATGCTATGGCAGAACAGCATCGACGTGCAAAGAGTGGAGAATTGGCTGGCCCTCAAGGTGGTCCCGCTGAAAGAGTTGTTCAGGCATTTGTTTATGACAACCATCCTAATGATTTCAATGCTGGAGATACGCTTACTAAGGATGAACTTAAGAAAGTGTTGCCTAAGTTGATTGATGGACTAGCTGACGATAACGACGTAGTGGCTGTGGGGGGCTTGGCTAGCGAGGTACGTGGTTTGACGCATCCTATGAAAAGGTCACACGATATCCATGACAGCAATTTCTTGATGGAAGAAAAGAGCACAATTACTTTGGGTGATATTGATACCAAGGCAGACGAGCTTCAGGCTAAAAAGGATAGGGACGCGAACTAATGGCTACTATCGTATTTCAGCCAATGTCGCAGTTGGTTTCTGATTACATTCTCGGAAATTCAGGAACAGAAACGCCACCGGCGTCATGGACTATGGGACTCAGTACAACAGTTGTCGGTTCCGGTGCAAATATGGCAAGAAACTCAGTTTGGTCAGTAACTATCTCAGGCTCTAATGTTAATGAAGTTGGTTCGGGTACTCCTGCTGGTTATGCACGACAGACTATTGCAAGAACGATTGCTCAGGGCGGTATTGATTGGGCTGCATCTGTGTTCGATAGCACGTTTGCTACAGGTGGTCAGTCTGCTACTGCCGATCAGGTTACATTTACGTTTTCCGGGGCACCTTCCCCCAACGGTGCAAATAGCTGGGTTATGACTCAGGGTGCAGGCCCGAACACTGGCGATCTTTTCTTTGCTGCTGATACTGCTGCAACAAGAACCTTTGCTAACGGTGATACTGAAAAGGTTACTGCAACATTGAAGGCAGGTTAGTATGAAGTGGCTCAATCCTGAAACAGAACAACTAGAAAAGCGTCCGCCTGGGTTGTTGTATTCACATCTCGATACATACAATCCTTTTGATCCTGAAATTCAAGCAGCAGCACAAGTGTCACTTAAGCAGCATAGTCGTTTGCCAAGTAGTATTAAAAAGCTACTTGATAAAGCTGGTGGTGCAGATTGGGCACATCAGCCAAAAGCGAGTTCAGTAGGTTGGCGTGATCTTCTAACGCCGCGTCGTGTACTTGTTGCTGAAGGTGCTCAGGTACTGAATACCACTACGGAAACCATTATGGTTCCCGACTTTACGTTGGCTGCCGATTATCTTGAGGCCGGCGATGTACTTAAGTACACGTTGTTCTTTGATATCTCGACGGTTATTACTACACCTGGCACAGTTACCTTCCGTTTGCGTTGGGGTGGAGTTGCCGGAGTTGTTCTCGCAGCTTCGGGAGCGTATGCACCTGATCCAACTTCTGCATCAACTGATCTTACAGGTTGGATTGAATATTACATGATCTGTAAGAGTACAGGAGCAACTGGATCAGCGAGAACAATGGGCCGCATGAACATCGTTGACTTTGACGATGCTACGGTGACTACACTTAAGGGTAACTTGGACATGGGAGTTATTCCGGTATCCGCTGTTGCCGATGTTTCAATTGATACAACTACTGCAAAAGCGTTGTCACCTACTGTACAGTTCTCAGTGGCAACTGCAACAACGCAGCTTACTAATAGTATTGCCCTTCTCGAAAGTTTGAACTAAGCGAAGGCTAGTAGGCTATGTCCTACCTACCTTTCGGGGAGCAAATTCCACTTAGATCATCCTTTACGGGATCGAACGAGAATCCTCTAAGTGAGGGTGGCAATTGGGGTACTGCTGTTGGTGGAGGAAATCAGCTACAGCGTACAGGTAATCAAGTCGCTGGTACGATTTCTACTACTTCACAGAGATATTGGACACCAAGTGTATTTGGTCCTGATTGCGAAGCGTATATTACTGTTGCAACACAACCTGGTAATGGTGATAACTTCGATATCATGCTCCGTACTCAAGATGTAACTCTAGCTACTTATTCAGGTTATCGCTGTCGTTTTATTAAAGAAGTTGGAGTAGATAGCTGGGTTATTACCCGCGTAGATAATGGTACTCTTACCAACTTGGTTACGGTCAATACTACGGACTATACTTCTGGTGATAAAATAGGCGTTCGTGTACATGGCTCAACTATTGAAATGTGGCATTATACGGGTGGCGCCTGGTCACTAATAGTATCGGCTGTAGATACTACATATAAGAACCCAGGGCACGTAATTCTGTTCCTACGTAATACAGTTTGTCGCGGGGATGACTTCTTTGCAGGAACAATTAACGTTCCTACCGCAATAAAGCTACAACCTACTTGGATGCTCAATCAGCCACAGGGGTTGCAGCGACTTCGGCCACCACGTTATCTTGAAGTTGTACCCGATACTGCTACCTATGATAGTGAAACTGTTTACCTTACACTTACTCCATCGGGTGTAGACGAATACACTCCTGGTTGTTTCATTATTGGTGATGGTGAAGCACAACTTAGATGGAATGCTGGCGACCAACAATTGCGTTGGCTAGGTAATGACGCTAATCTTCGATGGGACGCTGTTATGCGTTTGGGTACCGGCCAATGCTGATTTCTGTTGTTAACGAAAGTTGGGTTATGTAGATGCCAATTGGTGTTGTATCTCAGGGATCGAAAGAAAACTTTCAGGTCATCATTACTGACCGAGAGGGTTCCATTACGACACTAGCTACGGCTGGCCCTAAATTTGACGTAATGGACGAAGCTGATGCTTTTAAGTACGGTGATGGAACTTATGCTGGTGCATCTTCAGCTACAGCAGTTCTAATGGTTATCAACTGTTTGGTAGATACTCTTCTCGGCGGTGCTTGGGCTGAAGGTGAGTACCGATTATTCGTGTGGTTTACAGTTGGGTCAGAGGTTGTACGGAAAGGGCCATTCTTCTTTGATGTAGTGGAATGAATCGACCATCATCCGTTCTCTATATAACTGATCGCGAGAGAGAAGTGCTTAATCTCGCGGGTGAGGGGTACTCCACAAAAGAGATAGGAAAAATATTACACATAGAATCGGAGACGGTAAAGACTCACAGGAAACACATCCTAGCGAAAATGAATGCCAGAAATATGACTCATGCAGTAGCGATGCATCTGCTAGGAGAAGTACCAAAGATAGAAGGGCAAAAAACTATCTCACAGGTAAGACTGAACTACCGTTTGAAAATGTTGATAAACAAATACGGGAACGCGTTGAACGCAGAACTGGAAGAACTCTTGAAGCAAGCTATGAAGGGTTGACATTTAAGTTAGCTGTTGCAATAGAACAATTGTTTGATGATCGTAAAGAGTAGTAGTTAGGGGATACGAGATATGGATACACTAGATCAGATTCTTGAAAATCTATGGGATTCAGACTACGTTCAGAAGAATCCTACTAAGTCATATAAGACACAGTACAATAGTGAGTACCTTGCTATTGCACAATATATGAGTGGTGGTACTCGTCCAGCTAACACTACAAACTACTCAAAGATGGGTAGAGTGCTCGTTGGACTTGAAGATAACATTCGTGCAGGTACTACGCCCGAACCCGAACCTGATCCTATTACAAATATGTTGCCTGCAAGTAAGGTCGTGATTGAATCAGGTGAGATAGCCGCATGGATGATTTGTGATTCACCAACAACACAGCAAGCTCCCGTAGGTGATCCGAACGGAGACAAGCACAATATTGTTGCATGGGCACCATCGTCGCCCTATCTTACATCGCCACCACGTTATGCACCACCACAGAAAATGTATGCGTTGCATGGTATTCGTGTTATTCAAGGCATTCCCGGTCGTATGATTGATTATCACACAGCTCCGTCGGACAAGCCGCATGGTTGGGCACTACCTGCATACCCTGGCGATCCTAACCGCACAGGTGTTGCTTCACTTGCTATTGATTATTGGGCCAATGCAGATGGTTTGCAAGTTATCTGTCAAGCTGAAGATTGGAGTCCCTACGATCCGGGTTCAGGAGACTACCACTATAAACTATTGAGCCATGCTGAAATGCAACAACGACTTGGACAGTGGATTTGGATTTGGATGGAAGTTGTATGGGGAGCACAATGGATGCCACATCAGGGATCAGTAAGAGCTTGGCTTGCAGGAGAAGATGCGCCTCGCGTAGAAGCATTCAATATCAACACGCATTGGTTTGAGCAGCATTTCTCAACACTATGGGAGGGCGGATATAATTCTAATGGTATGCCTTCTCGTGCAGAGGTAGAAGTGGCTGCAAGACGTATCGGTAAGACTCCACAAGAATGTTTCAATGATAAGCCTGTTGTATTTGTGCGAGCAGGGAAGGGACAGCTACCCGGAAATCCCGGTACTATAACTACAATTCCGAATGTAGATGGTGGCAAAGTTCCTGTACCTGCATCATTGCGTTGGTAATTGATTTAAATGCCAGCTCCCATAAATTCTATTCTAACAACCTTTACAGGGTCAGACGAAGATCCATTGTCTGAGGGTGGGACGTGGCAACCTAATCCAATGCAACCTTCTAGTTCCCGGCTTAGGCGTGTTTCTAACCAATGTGCTCGGCACGTAACTTTAGGAGTTTCTGAGGGAGTATGGGATACTAACTACAATGAGATACAAGAAGCGTTTATGTTTATCCCTATTCAACCTCGATCCGGGTTGGGTGACTTGCGCTCTATAGTTCTATGTCGTATCCAAAATGAGAATACAGCATCTTACATAGGTTACTTCGGTGGCTGGTGCAACAACCTAGGACGATTTGAGATTGGTAGGCACTCTTCCAGTGGCGCAGTTCTCGCCTTTTCCGCAGGGACTTTCACGAACGGAGATGGTGTTTGGCTTACAGTGAATGGAACGAGTCTTGAGTTATTCCATAAAGCAGGTGCTTCTGATTGGGTATCTGTTGTAACTGTCACAGATAGCAGCGTTGTAGGGGCGGGTAAGATCGGAATATATCTTGAAGATGACCAAGCTCGTGTAGATGATTTCGGTGGTGGAGAAGTTACAGCTGCAGCAGAGAAACAATCTCTTTACGTATCACGTAGAAGGTCTTGGCGTTAATGATGAAAGTAATTTGCGAACAGTATCGTGACGGTGTGAAAGATGATGCTCCGCCAATTGTTATTCCTAAGTTGAAGAATGAAAGCGTAAGTAAAACGCTTGAACGAAAGATGAATGGCGCAGATTTGCATGGTTGGGATATTGAACGAATGAATGACAATGAATTCCATGCATGGAAAGAATACTCAGATGGTGATGGTACGCCAGATCGACCTAACCGGAAAGATCGCTACTTCAGGATCGTGGATTAATGGCTGTCACTGATCTAGGCGATCAAGCTGCAACTCGTACTGATACAAGCGATCCGTACAACATGGCAATCACGGTGCCAGCTAATACACGAGGTATTGCAGTTGGTCTAAGTCATGGTGCAACGGTTACAGATCATATTAATCAAATTACGTTTGATGGAGTAACATTTACTCGCGTAATCCGTGCTACTGACACCGTGACCGAATTCGGTGACGCGATTCTCTACTTTGGCGCAAAGTTAGGTGGTACGTTTACTTCAGGTGCAGGCACTCTCGTAGTTGACCTTACATCTGCAACAGGTGATGATATCCATATCAATGTTTGGTATCGTGGTAGTGATACGAGTGCTGATCTAGAAGTTATTGATTCTGAGGGCATCTCTGAAAATGCAGCTAACCCGACAGTAACACTTACGAAAGGTGGCCGTTCTGGATCATGTGTTTGTCAAATGTACGGTGGTGGTGCTGCGCCTGGTGGAACACTAGCAGCAGGTAATACACTTGATGGTACCGCCGATCATACAGCTTTCAATTCACAAGCGTGTCATGAGACAACTATTGATACTGCCGATCATACAATAGGTTGGTCAACACTAACTTCAGATGACCTTGCTTTTGTAGCTTGCTGTATTGCTGAGGTTATTCCGGGTGTACCGGGTTCTGTATATGAGACTATGCGTAGACGTTCGGGTGATCGTTTTCTTACTAGGAGGTAATTGGTTATATGTCACGACTCTATACTGTTGAGTTTGAAAACGTTACTGTCACAACTGCTGGTGGTGATGCAGACCTTTTTGAGTTAGATGCTGCAACAGATAAACCTATTGAAGTTGTAGGTATGAAGATTTATACCATATCAGAACTTCAGGAAGCACAGGAAGAATGGCTACGACTTCGTTGGATTCGTGGACATACTACTTCAGGTTCTACGCCTAACTCAACACCTACGCCTCGTCCTGTTTCTCCTGCTGATGCTGCTGCGGGATTTACTTGTGAAGCTTACAATACAACCATTGCTTCAGCAGGTACAGCTCTTAACTTGGAATCATTAGCATTCAATGTTCGTGCAGGTTATGAATTCTTCTATCCTGAAAATATGGGGCCACAAACTTCGGGAGGAGATTTGCTAGTTCTAAGACTTCTAGCTGCGCCTACAGACGATGTATCTATGACCGCAACTCTTTGGGTTCTTGAATCTGTTTAGTCTATCAGTCTATTAGTAAATGCCACGTTATCCAATAAGAGCTAGACGGCGACCGCTACGAAAAGGGCTGTTTCGTTCTGTCTTTGTCGTAGGTGGCGCATATACTCCTCCCGTTGAATATGTAGATAGCGCCACTGTTTATCTTGACCTTACAGTTACAACAACCGACGTTGCTGATTACGTCGATAGCGCCACTGTTTATCTTGACCTTACAGTAAGTGCAACTGAAACTGCAGACTTCGTAGATAGCGCAGAGGTATATCTTGATCTTCAAGCGTCAGGGACAGAAATACATGAGAAGGTTGATGCAGCAGAAGTCTATCTCAATCTTACAGTTGCTGAAATTGCGCCCTTCTTTCCAACTACAGAAATTCTCGACACCTTTACAAGAGCCGATCAGAACCCAATCACCGGAAACTGGAGTACGCCAACTGGCGGTACAGCCGCAAACGATATACAATTGGTCTCCAACGTAATTGCAGGTACCGTTGCAGATTTCAATAACGCCTGGTGGAATCCTACTACATACGGCCCCGATTGTGAAGCCTATGTAACGATAGGTGTCCCTATAGGGGCCTCATGTAGCGTTCTCGCCCGTATCCAGCAACCTGGCAGTAGCGCAACCATAGACGGCTATCTAGCAACTACAGATGGAACGTCGGTACGACTCGGCAGATATATAAACGGCGGATGGTCACAGATCGGATCGAGCTTCGGGATCGCTCTTGATACCGGGGACAAGATCGGAATTCGTTGTATTAATTCACAAATCGAACTATGGACGTATTCCAGTGGATCATGGACTCGACGGATCAGCACCACTGATGACTCAATCTCCGCTGCCGGATATATCGGTGTTGAGATCAACGGCACTATCGCAACTTTTGATGACTTTGGTGGCGGTACTTATGTTCCTGCAACTGAACACGCACAGTTCGTTGATTCTGCAACCGTATATCTGCTTCTCACACCTTCGGCAACAGATGTAGCAGACTTTGTAGACGCTGCTACAGTTCCTTTTACTCTAACTCCTAGCACCACAGTTGAAGAACATACTACTTATGATGCTGCTGAAGTTTATCTTGATCTAACTGCCAGCGGTACTGAAGTACAGGAACGTGAGTATCTAGATAGTGCGGAGGTATATCTTGAACTATCAGTTACCAGTGTGGAGTCCACAGATTACTCCGACACTGAAACAATCTACTTCGACATATCCATCACAACTAGTGATATCGCCGAATTCACAGATGCAGCAACAGTACCTCTGGCACTTGTACCTTCGTCGGTCGATGTAGCAGACTTTGTAGATTCCACAGAAGTTTACTTTGATCTTCAGCCTAGTGGTGTTGACGAATACACTTCAGGTGGTGGAGGCGGAACCGAATATATAGACTCAGCGGAGGTCTATCTTGATATTAGCCTTCAGTCGGTTGATGTTAGTGAATTTATTGATACCGCCCAAGTTTATCTCGATCTTCAACCCTCTAGTGTGGATACTGCCGAGTATGTAGATTCCACTACAGTTCCGCTGCTACTTACTATTACAAGTAGTGAAGAATTTACTTATACCGATTCAGCTACAGTTTACTTTGATCTTCAAGTAATTCTGTTCATTGCCCCAACGATGAGCTTGTATGTTGCTGGTGCTACGTTTCGATGGGCACACACTGGTTACAAGCGATATGAAGCACTTACAGGAGCAAGGAGGTATGCATTTAAATGAACTTCCTAGGTGTATTGCAGAAGAACACGGTTGAACCTCTCATAGTCGATATGCGAGACAGGCTTGAAACTCTCACCGATATGAGTACAGTTAGCAACCTTAGATTTAGTATCAAGGATTCAGCCGGTAATGTTGAGGTTGCAAGTGGTACTCCAAGTACGGACGGTATGAAAGTAATCTGTCTCATTGATACAACTGGCGCATCGTGGGATCAAGACTTAGTTGCATCCGGCGTTCAAGGCGACGAATACAGATTGTATATTACTTTCGTAGATGGTTCCGCTACTCCGTTGTTGCTCATTGGAAAGTTTCGTGTAGAAGATGATTGACGCGGGGAAGCGGGAGTGGTTATTTAAAAAGCTAGATTACCGCCCTCATTCCACGGAACAGTGGGAATGTCACAACTCCGAACAGCGGTTCAGGATTCTTTGCTGTGGGCGCCGTTGGGGTAAAACGACATTCGGTGGAAATGAACTTACGGCCGCTGTAATGGATGCTACTGATCCTGGGTATTATTGGATCGTTGGGCCAAACTATGTTCAGGGTGAAAAAGAGTTCAGGGTACTTTATCACAACCTAGTTACTAAGCTCGGACTCGGTAGCAAGATCAAGAAGTCATATAACGTTTCTCAGGGACAGATGCGAATTGAGATGCCTTGGGGAACCATCGTTGAAGTGAAGTCGGCAGATAGAAAAGATGGACTCTTGGGTGAAGGTCTTAAAGGTGTCATCATGGCAGAGGCAGCTCGACACGATGTAGATACATGGGAAATGTTTGTACGTCCTGCATTGGCTGACCATCGTGGATGGGCAATATTTACATCAACACCCAAAGGCCACAATTGGTATCAGGGGCTATGGTTGATGGGTCAGATTAAATCATTGCATCCCGATTATGAATCTTGGAGACTACCATCCTGGACTAACAATCATGTTTACCCTGGTGGTAGGGATGATCCTGAGATTAAACTAATTGAGTCCACAGTATCTACTCCATACTTTTCACAGGAGATTGCTGCCGAGTTCACTTCCTTCGTTGGTAAAATCTATGGTGACTTCTCTCCGAAAATTCATGTTCTCGATAAGATCAACTACAATCCACAGTGGCGTAACTTCTGGGTATTCGACTATGGTTACGCAGACCCATTTGTTTGTCTAGATATCATGGTCGATCCTGACGATAATGTCTATGTGTGGAGAGAGTATCAGCAGCGTTATCTTTCCTCATGGGAACATGGCATGGTTCTTAAGGGTGTTGGCGTTCCCGATAAGGGTATCCCTGGTAGGCAGAATCCAGAGAACTTCAGAGTAGATGCTATGTATGGTGATCCTCGCGGTGCGGATGCAGAAGCTACTTTGGCTCTAGTTCTTGGACAAGTCTTTTCTCAGGACGTTGATCGTAATGAAGGTTATGAAGCTATCAGAAGATGGTTGAAGCCACAGTCTAATGGTCGTCCTAAGTTGTTTATAGATTCATCGTGTATCGAACTCATTAGACAGATGGAAAATCTACACTTGAAAGAAGCTAAAGACGGAAAGAATGCTCCTGAAGTGCAGCACGATTACGACGATCACGGCCCTGATGCACTTCGATATTTCTTTACCTACTTCTTTGTGCATGGTTACGGTTCCCGCCTTAGTGACGTGTACTCTCACCATGATCTACAAAGTTCGGGATTGACGTATTTTCAGCAGAATACTCCGTTCATTAGAACTCCAAGTAATATCGGATACTGATATATGGCCCTAACTGATAGATTCAAACTTCGTAAAGAAACCGACTTGTCGGTGTATACGTCTCCCGTCCGTCAACTAGCTGAACCTGATCCTCGTAAGAGAGAGTCCGGTACCACTCTTACTACTGAGGGCAAAGGTTCAATCGAAGTAGATGCAAGCTCTTATAATGAGTCGGGATCATCGCGTGGTGGACTAACTAGAGACGCCGTTCCACAACTCGGCAGTCTTGCACAAGCCGTTGGTATCTACGATACAATGGCTAACTCTGATCCTGCCATTGACGTATCTCTTCGTGCAGGTAAGATGCCCATTATGGGCGCCATGTTCTTCATCCAGCCATTTAATGATGATCCAGAGAACATGGACATTGCGAGGTTCGTTGAGTTTAATCTACTCAAAGGAACTTCCGCACCATTCCTTTTGATTCTTGAAGATATCCTTCGTATGTATGAGTACGGATTCAGCGTCTTTGAGAAAGTTTATGAGCTACGCGAATGGGCGCCTGACCGTAACAGGGCGAACAGACGCAAATATACTATGCTCAAGAAACTTGCTCCGCGTCCGAGTCCTACTATTAAAGAGATTAAGTATGATGACAACGGTGGTCCTACTGGTGTTATCCATCGTGCTGTAAGAGCTGATCGCAAGTTTGAAGAGGTAGAAATTGCTATTGATAAGTTGGTCATCTTTAGCTTCAATAAAAAGGGTGGGAATCTAGAAGGTAAGTCTCTGTTGCGTACTGCGTATCAGCCTTGGTACTACAAGGATAACCTATACAAGATTGACGGTATTCAGAAGGAACGTCACGGTATGGGCTTTCCAGTTGTTGAAGCTCCCCCCGGAGCTAGTGCTAGTGAAATTGTTGCCGCCAAGCTGCTAGTGCAGAATGTTCGCACTAATGAATTCGGCGGGATGGTTCTACCTCCTGGCTTTGTTTTCCGATTTGCAGAATTGCCGGGACAGCCCGTTGACGTGATGAAGTCGATTGAACATCACAATGGCATGATTATGCTTAACGTGATGGTTCAGTTCCTTCTCATGGGTCTATCAGTTACAGGAGGCGGTGGAGGTAGAGCTACCGCAGGTTCACATCAGGACACGTTTACTAAGTCACTACGTTACGTTGGCAATCTAATCTGTGAGTGGATTAACTTCTATCTTATTCCACAGCTTGTCGCATACAACTTCGATACTGATAGATTCCCAACGTTGCAGGTCAAGAACATTGGTGAGACGAAGGATATGCAACAGTGGGCATCCGGTATGGCAAACCTCATTGCTCGTAATGCAATTACTGTTGATCTAGAGTTTGAGCAATGGGTTCGTTCTATTGTTGATGCTCCACCTAAGACGGGCGGACGGCAAACTCCCGAAGCTAATAATACTTCTGATACACAAGCTAATAAGGGTGATGTTCAAGGTTCAGAAGATGCATCCGATGGAGGCAATATGGGTGCGCCAACGGATGATTCGGGTTGATAGATATGCCTGTTAAACGGACTAAAGGTGGTGGCTATAGATATGGAAAGAAAGGTAAGACCTATTATGGAAGTGGAGCCAAAGCAAAGGCTGCTAAGCAAGGTCGGGCTATCAAAGCTAGCCAAAAGGGTAAGGGTAAGAAGTGAGAAACTTCGCCCGCATCGTCAGTAAGATTAATAGCACTCCGTGGCTTATGACGGAGGATGCTATTCGTGGCGTTCTTGGAATTCTTGAACGTCATATGCACGAAGATGAAGATGAGATTAAACGTCATATTAGTTTGCTTGATTTAGATGACTCGTCAATAGAAAACGGCCCACAGATTATTGATGGTGTCGGCGTCCTTAGTCTTGAAGGGCCAATCTTTCCTAAAGCCAACTTGATGACAGAGCTAAGTGGCGCAACTTCATTGGAGACGTTCCGTAATGAATTTCGGACTCTTGTTAGCAATCCTAGCGTCGGTAGCATTTTGGTTAATATTGATTCTCCTGGTGGTGTGGCTGATCTAGTAATGGAGACAGCGCGTGAGATTAGAGAGGCGCGCGATGTTAAGCCAGTTATTACTATTGCCAATACAATGGCTGCATCTGCTGCTTTGTGGATTGCGTCACAGGGTAGTGAGTTCTACATTACTGATTCAGGTCTAACTGGTTCACTAGGAGTCTATCAAGTTCATATGGACTATAGTGAACAGGAGAAGAGTAAGGGTATTACCAAGACTGTTATTAAAGCTGGTTCTGCAAAAGCAGCCGGCGAAGAACCTCTTAATGATACGACTCGTAAGAACCTTCAGGATATGGTCGATGACTGTTATCTTGATTTCGTTAACGAAGTTGCAATGGGTCGCGGCAAGAGCTTTGATGATGTTAGACAAAATTTTGGTGATGGTGGTATTGTATCACCAAGAGAAGCCGTCAGAGTTGGAATGGTTGACGGCATTAAGACATATGAATCTCTTATCGGAGAAATGTCCGAGAATGGGGGTGTTGTTGGTAACGCTTCAGCCGTAGCAGCAATGTCTGCGCTCAGTCGAAAGGGAGTACAATTTAAAGCTCTTGGTACTCTACTTGATATTGCTACAGACAGTAACAGTAATAATACGTTTGAGCCAGATTTGGAACATGCTGATCCTGGGACGCAAGGCGAGCCTATTCCTAGGACACCACAAATGGAAGATGATCCCGCAGTTACAGGTGGCTGGAGAGTTCCAGGCAACTTGCAACCTTCATTTCCGCCTATTACAGATCAACCTCCACCTAATCAAAAAGGCAGTAAGTCTAGCTTGAAAGGGAGTGCTATGGATCGTACACAGCTAGTAGCACTCGCAAATCTTCTCGGTGTCCCGCATGAGAATGTTGAGGATGCTGAGTTGTTTGCGTCGATTACTAGTGAAGTAAGCGAAGTTGTTGTTCCTCTTAATGAGGCAGCAGCGGAAGCTGAAAAGCGTAGAAGTTTCGCAAAGGATTATCCCGCAGAGTACGATAAGTTCCGTGAACTTCTTGAGCGTGATGAAGAGAATGAGGCTCGCGCATTCGCATCGCGTTGGGAACGGTTTGAAATCAAGGAGAACGATACCGTTAAGAAGTCCACTCATGGATTCTCGGGACGTGTCCTTAGCAACATTGAGGACATTCATCTGAAAATGTCTCGTAAGCAGCTTCAGGAAAGTGACGTTGCAAGTCTGCTTGATTCAATTGCCGAGACTGGTGCAGTTGATTACAGCGAACGTGGTTCCGCTCGTAGCGATGATCGTCCTGTTGCAAGCGTTGCACAGATGGGTGTTAAGGAAATCCGTGATACGTTTGCAGAGCAGATCAAGACGATTATGGAAGATGACGGTGTTGATCGCAAGGCTGCTATTAAGCTCTTGGGTCAGCGTAATCCCGAATTGGCCGAAGCATATAAGACCGGCCATATCCGTCGGTAAGTTGAAGGGAGGGTATACTTAGATATGACCGCAAGAACTAGGAACTACATGCAGGACAAGGGTTACGATGCTGCCGCAGCTATCACGAAGTTTCGTGCAGTTAAGTTCTCTGCTGAAGAGACTGTAACTCCTGTTACTGCTGCTGCTGACATTGTTGCTGGTGTTGCACAGGTCGATGTTACAGCAGGAGAAATCCTTGAGGGTAAGGGTTGTGTTATTGCTGTTGAAGGCGATACTGAGTGGGAGTGTACTGAAGCTCTCGCAGTTGGTACTAGAGTTACAATTGGCAACAACGGCACGATCAATGCTGCTGGTGCAGGCGAGAAGATTCATGGGTGGGTTGTTGAACCTACTACTGCAACTGGTCAGCGCGCAAGAGTTCATCTGTCACTTAACGGCGATCCTACGGCTTAGAAGGGAGGGTTACAACTAATGCCAATGTACGATCCGAGCGGCTTGGTAGTTGATGCATACCTTACCGAGTTCTCGACAGGCTTTGAGCCGGAAAATCTCGTAGGTTTCGAGATTATGCCGCAGGTCGAAGCAGGTAGTCCTTTTGGTTCATATAGGACGTTCGATCGTTCTAACCGCGTAATCTTCCCCGATAGACGTGAGCCGGGAACGGTTGCTAATGAAGTTCGTGGTGGAAAGTGGAGTGCTGATACATTCAAGACTGTTCAGCGTTCTCTACAGGCCGCTGTTGCCGATGAAGAGGAGGCATACGCAAGAGCACTTGGCGGTGTCAATGCTAACAACTCTACTACGGGTGCTTTGGATATTGACCCGGAAGAGGATGCAGCGGCACTCGTTAAGTCTAGCCTTAGTCTGAAGGCCGAACTTCTCATTTCGACGTTGGTTCGCAATGCAGCCAACTACACCACAGGGAACACTGTTACTCTGGCCGCTGCCGATCAGTGGGATAACTATGCAGGTGCAACTTCCAATCCTATTGATATCATTCGTGCAGCGATCATCGAGATTACTTCCTCGATTGGTATTGCCCCGAACACAATGCTCATTCCGCGACTTGGTGTAACGTGGCTTGAGAATCATCCTGATGTTGTTGCTCGTTTCTCCAACTTCGCATTGACGAATGAAAACGCTTTTGGCCAGTTGACTGGTTTTGAGGGCAAAGTCGTTTTCGGCGATGTTGTCTATAACGACGTTAACAACATTGATGCAACGGAAAACCTTGTGTCTATGTGGGGTAAGGACGTTTGGCTTGGATATGTCAAGCCTGGACTTTCGCGTCGTGACCTCTCATTTGGTAAGACCTTCATGTGGCCGCCTAGCGGCCCTGGTGGAGAACTAATGCCTACGGAAAGATGGAGGGAAGAGTCTCGTAAGAGCGACCTCGTTCGCACTACTTGGCAGTACGATCCCAAGATCACTACTTCTATGGCTGGTTATCTCATCAAGACCGCATTTAGCGCGACGGCATTCTAGGAAGGAGGTTAGACGAACAACATGGCACGTCCAAGGAAAGCAGCAGAAAAGTTCTACGCATGGTCTGACCTCTATTGTGGCGGAGAGTCAGAGGAAACACGTTTGGGCCGTCGAATCATCCACAGTAGAAACATCATTAGTAGAGGCAGCGAAGTTTCTGCGAGTGATGTTGAAGCGTTCGGTGTTAGTGAGGAAGAGTTTGACGAATGGAAGAAAAATGGTTCTGTTCGTAACTATCCTCTTCCTGATGGTTACGAAGGTGACGTTGCTAGAGGTATGTCTCCTGTTACCTTCGTCATCGAAAAGGCAAGAGCAGAACTGGAAGCAGCAGAGAGTGATATTGCTGCTGAGTCCGTTGAAGATAGACTGGTAAGAGCGAGCGTTGTGGGAACTCAGGTCTTTGGCCCGAATCCTGAAGATGTGCTGCTAGGTAATGATGATGCACTACTTCCCGAAGGTGTAGAGGAAGTTAGTGAAGAGGAAGCAAAGTAGATAAATGAGCCTCGTTGATGATAACGATATCAATGTTCATCTTCCAACCGATAAAATCTCGGCAGAAGAAGGTGATCTACTTGAAGAAATCAGGGAAGATATCGAACGCATCATTAGAGGATATCTAGCAGGTCATGTCGATGCAGTAGAAATGGCATTGTGGGTAGACCCCGATAGCACACCTAGTATAATTCGTGCTATCGGGGGACGCCTTGGTGCTGCATTTATCTATCGTCGGCGTTACTCAGAAGATTCACTCGACGATCCACAGTATGCACAGTTCAAGTACAATGAAGCTATGATGATGCTACAGTCGATCATTAATGGTGATATTGTAGTTGATCCTGATGCACCTCCCGGTGGTGTTGCTCTAACTACCGATTTGTTCTATCCGAATGATCCTAATACTGATCCTCCTAAGTTCACTATGAGTTCAAGGTTCTAACTTCATGCCTAGAACATTCAGTGGCGCACAACTATCCAAGTATGGTACGCAGGCTGGTGCCGTAGTTGAATTTGAGTGGGTTCCTGATCCTCTTGTATTTAGTGAGAAGGTTCTTGAAGTCAGAGACGATCTAGAGAATCGTACTATTCCGCTTGCAATTTCAAGAGGCGTTATTGCTAGGGATATTGAAGCGAACTTTGAAGGTGAACATGATCCACAGGGACAGCCGTGGACACCTTGGTCTAGTGCAACACATATTCAAGAGGCCACAGGTAGAAGAGTTAGAGACGTTTATACTGATCCCGCAACAGGAAGATCAATGCAACTAAGAGGTTATGCAGAAAATCTGCCGCCAGGACACAGTGGTAAAATTCTCAATTGGCGGGGCATTCTTAAAGCTGCTGCTACCGATGAAAATAGATTCATCATTGAGGCGGAACGTGGAGTCAATAACGATTCGCTTTATTTTACTACAGCAGGAATGCCTCCCTATTGGGAATGGCACCAAGATGGTTTGCCAGATAGAGAGCAGCCTCTACCACAACGACAATTCCTTGGAATGTCAGGTGAAGCAGAACTTCAGGTACTTGAAGTATTTGAAGAGTGGTTCAATGACATTCTAGAGAAGCATGCTACGGTAGAAACATTCACGTCGTCGAAAGGCCGCACATTTGGCCGTCGTAGAATTCCTAAAGGTCAGCCTGGTGCTGGTCGGTTCATGCCTAATAACTAATGGCACAAGACTTTTATGATATTCTACAGGTACTCGACTATCTCCATGATCGAATCGACAATAACAAAACGGAGCTAGGTCTTAAACACGTTACTTATGGAGACGAGCAACTTTTACCTCAGTACCCGGCTTGTGTACTCACAGCAGAGCGTCCCGTTAACACGACTCTCCATGCTACTCGACAATATCGTAGAGAGTTCGCTTGCGATCTGTGGGTGTTCCACGCAAACCTCAACCGTGGTAGAAGAATCCGTACTAGAGAAGATATGGTTCTCGCCAGGAATCTGGAGAAGTTCTTGAATGACGATCGTAGCTGTGGTGGTCATATGATTCAGTGTTGGGTAGAAAGTATGACGCCTATTGTGATCGGTCGTGTATCTTCGTCGAAGGGTAATGCTGTTATTGCAACCCGACTAGTATGGACTGGTGAAAACCGTGTTCCATATGAAATCGGTTAACGGGAGGGAGGAATGACTCTAACTGTTGAAATCGACCATCCTGAATTCGAGAAAGATGTAGAGTTTGATCTTGCTGGTATTTCGATTAAGAACAAGGGTAAGGTTGAACTCACCGAAGAACAGGAGCGATTGCTAGTCTCCAAACGACAGATGCCTACGAGACAGGTTCTTGAGGGTAATCAGTTCGTTAAGGTTACTGGTAGTTCTACACTTAGTAGCAAAGACCTTGAAGGGATCATTGTTGAGAGTAACACTGGCCCTGATCGTTCTGTAGTTGCAGAGGAAGCGGAAGAATCCAACCTAGCACTTGTCGAGGAGGATGATAACTAATGCCAGCAGGATTGGGCGGTGGTGGTAGCGTAGGTCTTGCTCTAGAGTCTACGATGGGCACCTATGTTGCTCCTACCGTCTTTGTCCCCATTTTGGATGAGGACTTTATTTACACAGAATCAAAGTATTACTCGGAGCAGATTAGGCAAACGTCGATTGTCTCCGATGTAAAGTCATCGTACTATCATATCGAGGGGCCAATTAATATGGAGGCCGATCCTCGATTCCTTCCATACTTCCTTTATGCCTCTAGGCATAACATTGCGAAGTCCGGTGCTGGCCCGTATGAATATACGTTTACTCCTTCATCTGCGGGTAGTGCTAGTACAGCAGCATCCGGTGCGGTTCCTCGTACTATGTCAATCACAATTGTTCGTAACGAAGTTGTTTTCGGATATACGGGCTGTGTGATTGGTAACTTTGAGTTTACCGTTGAAGATGGTATTCTCAGGTGCAATATGGAAGCACTTGGTCTAGCTGAAGCAACTCAGGCTAATCCTACAGAAACGTGGGTTGCATCCGATCTGCTTGGTGCAGATGCTCACCGTATCTACCTTGCAGCGTCGGCTGTTTCGCCTACGTTCGGTGCTGTCGATGTTAACTTCAATGGATTCACGTTCCGTGCTAATCACAATGCAGAAGCACAGAATAGAATTCATGCACAGCGTTCTGCTAGCTACATCAGCTACGGAATCACTGAAGCAGAAATCGAGTCGGAGCTGGACTTCATTGATCGTACCGACTACGATAACATGATTAACAATACCACGAGGGCTATCAAGCTAGAGTCTACTAATGGAGGCGCTAACTTCGCAGCCGCTACTTCCGCAGTTGCACTTCAGGCGAACCGTGTTAGCTATGACGCATATGAGCCTAACCTTGAAGGTATGGGTGATTTGATTATGGCTGACTTTACGGGACGCATCATCGGTATTGCTGGTGGCGACGCCTATAGCATCAAGGTTAAGTCACCTACCAATATTGCTTAAATAGGAAAGAACAGGAGACAGTTATGCCCCGCGCTACAATTGATAGAGAAGAGACTTTCCGCTACGATCTCAAGACTCTTCCCTCCGAGAATGGTGACATGGGTGGATTCGTTGTACTACGTCGTCTTAGTTATCATCAGATGATGCAGCGCCGCGATATCGCCGCTAAGATTGGATGGGAGGAACGTCGTTCGACGGGTAGACAACAGAAGAAGGGTGACGAGACTATCAAGGCAATGATGGAAGTTATGAATGTTGCCACGATGGAGTATGAGTTCAAGCATAGTATCGTTGAACACAATCTTGAAGATAGTGGCGGAAATCTCCTTAACTTCGATAATCCTGAATCATTCAGGAATCTTCATCCTAAGATCGGCGCAGAAATTGGAAAGTATATCGACGACCTCAATCAAGAGTTTGAGGATGACGAATTGGAAAATTTTCCAACTGCGTCCAAGCCCTCTTATGGAGAAACAACCCCCGAGAAGCTGAGTTCTATTTCGGAAGAGAGCTAGTCCGCAAATGTGTAGACTGGATGCGGATAGCTCGGTTGTGTAAAGAGCTTCATATTACTCCTAGAGGTGGTGGGATACTGGATCAGCCAGCCCACGAAATTTCGCTGCTTGAAAAAGTGTTTGAAGCAAGCGACGAACATCAGAAGCGTGTTGAAGAGAAAGAGAAAACTCGCAAGCGTAATAGAGATAGGCATAAGGTAGAAGGGTAACAGTAGGTATTTAAATGCCGATGCGATTTGGAGAAATGGTACTCGTTATCAGGACGCAGGATTATGCGTCTCGTAACCTCAATCGCCTTTCTCAAAATCTCGGTAAACTTTCTAAGACGCAGCAATTGCAGCGACGTCTACAAACGCAGGGTATTCAGGCGGATAGGCTTGCTGCTCGTAGAGATACGCTAGCGCGTGATGTAGGACTTATCAAGCAAAGGCTAAATCTAGAGCAGCAGCTTACCCGTACTATGCGTGATAGACGTATGGTTGAACGTGGTATCAGTAGAACGCAAGCTGCAACTACTGCAACAGGACAGCTACAAGGCCCAGGTGGTAGATTTATTGGTAAGTCTGCACCTATCATTGCTCAGGCCCAAGCTGGTATGCAGAAGTTGATAGCTAAGGAAGAACAACTCCGAATCCAGCAGCGGAGATTAACTAAAGAAATAGGTTTAACTAACTCTGCGCTTAATGGCATGAGTACGGCCAAAGCTACAGCAGAGTTAAAACGTATGGAACGAGAGTTAGGATTCGTAAGTAGGAAATTGCGAGTCGCACAAGCTGATATCGCTGTTACTAAACAAGCGATGAGCCAGCTAAGATGGGATAATATCCATCAAGCCGGACAAACAGTTTCCCGCTTTGGTCGCGTTATGCAACTTACAGGGCTTGTGGCTACTGGTGCGTTTGTGGCGGCCAGTAATAAAGCAGCCGAATTCTCGGCTTCTACTACGCTAGCTGCAACTCAGGCGAGAAACTTAGGTCGGAATATCGGTGGTACAGCAGAAGTTCTGAGAAAATCAGAGCGGTTGCAGGCTGCTATTATTGAGCAGATGCAGAAATATTCTAATACTGCTGAAGAAATGTCTAATGCAACTTACGAGATTTTCTCATCTCTTGATTTGATGAGCAGCAAGGGAATCGTTGATGTTAATAAGGGATTGAAAGTTCTTGATCTTGCTAATAAAGCTGCTGTAGCTGGTGGTGTGTCTCTTGATGATTCAATGAAGGGACTCATCATTACTCTTAACAACTTCGATGCAAACCTAGATAATCTAACACCAACACTTGACACGATGTTCGATATCGTGCGCTTCGGTAATATTCATTTCTCAGACCTTACTGGTATTATGAGTAAGGTTGCTCCTGCTGCAAAAGCAGTTGGTCTGAGTCTTGAAGATGTTGCAGGTGCGCTTGCACAGGCTACTCGTACTCTTCCCGCAGGAACCGTATCTGCTGGTTTCTCTCAGCTATTGTCAACATTTGCAGATCGTAATTTCCAGGAAGGTGTTCGTGTTCTTAGTAAAGCACGTCTCGGACAAACTCTCGATATTACCAATGCCGGAAAACTTAAAGCACCACTTGAAATTCTACGCGAACTACTTACCATCTTTCCTGAACTTGGTAGGGGTGGACTTGAAACTCGTAGATTCTTCAAGCTAGTAACTCGTGCTGGTATGCAATCTCTTACGGGTAGAGATACACAAGGTAGAGAATTCACTATTCAGCAGCGAAGAGTGTTTGAAGCTCTCGTTCAGAACTTCGGTCAAGTTGAAGAACTGCAAGCAGCTATTCTCGCTAACAATGGTGAACTAGAAAAATCATTCCAAGTGATGATGCAAGACCCCGGTGTGCAATGGCGAGTTTTTCTCTCTCAGATGAGAGCCTTGGTGTTGGAAATTGGTACTGCTGCATTGCCAGTTATTTTGCAACTTGCCGATGGTGTCCAATGGCTAATTAATAAGTTCCACGAACTGAGTCCTGCTACACAAGATTTGATTGTTAAGATAGGCGTATGGGGTGGAGCAGGAACCCTTCTACTCGGCATTATTTCCAGTCTTGCTGGTGGCGTAATCTCACTAATTGGTAGTCTTGGATTGCTTAGCAAAAGTGGGGGCGCTTCTACAATTTTCAACGTAGCACGCGCAGCCGCACTTCTTAAGGGCATCGGTGTTATCGGAATTATCCTACTTGCCAAGTGGAGTGGTAATCCTTCTGCTATTGATTTCCTTATTGGCGCAATGTCAGGAGCATTGGCAGGAGCAAGACTTGGCCCCGCTGGTATCGTAACTGGTGCTATTACTGTTCCGATTATTATGAAGGTTATGGCACAAGATAAGACGCCTTTGCAGCAGGCTATGGATGATGCTAAGAGAGCAGCAGGAGAAGCCAAACCACTATGGCAGCAGATCGGTAGAGGACTTACTCTTCCGTCACTTACGGGAGTTGACTTCGGTAAGCCTTCATTCGATGAAGCTGCATTTACTCAACAGTGGCAGACTTTGATTGCCAAAGCTATGGGCACGTTGCCACCTAATGTCAATATGCCTATTGATCCCGCTGTTAAAGCCCTGTTCGCTAAGTACAAGGATCAAATTCCCGCGCTTAAGAAATCCACAGAATCATGGGGAGATTCGATAGCTCGTACTCTTAAGAGAGCTGGAGATACCACGGCTTTGGATGAGTGGAATAAATTGCGTCAAACCATTCCTGAACTAGAGGATATGTTTGGTGATGCTGGTGAATCGGCAAGTGGAATGGCTGACGCAATATCCGCAGCAGCAGAACAAGCAGAACAGTCTATAGATCAAGCTGCTCAGCGTATGTCACAAATATGGGAACAGTTCCGACAAGAGAATACTCAGGCTTTCGGTGAACTGTTTAGTGGGCCATTCTTCCAGTCGGAAACATGGTCGCTTGCTGAAGAGTGGGACGTTAAACCCACAATGAAGGAAATCAATAAAGACTTGCAACAGCAGATTGCGGCCTTTAAGAAGTGGCGTAATACGCTTGCTAAGATTGGTAGGAAGAAGGGCGTAACACCTGAAATGGTTGAAGAGTTGCGTTCTCTTGGGCCAGGTGCAATGAAGTTCCTAGAGGTACTTGGGAATAGTTCCGGGCCAGCATGGAATAAGTTCATCACGCTCTCTAAGTCTAAGAACGCAGAGATTACTAGAGCTACTCAGATCGACTTCGATAAGAAGTTGCAGGGATGGTTCAAGTACGGTAAAGGTATTGCACAACAGATTATTCTTGGTCTGCGTAGTGAGAACGTCGCGCTTGATGCAGCATTCCGTAAGTACATTACAGACAAGTTCCCCAACATTGTGAAGGAAGCGGAAGCAGCAGCGCGCAAGGAATATAAGAGAACTCATCCTGATCCCCCGAAAACTGGTACTACTGGTAGTGGCGGTAGTGGTAGTGGCGGTGGTAATGACAACTCTAGTAACGTCACAGTTATCGTTTACCCGCGTGAAGGTGAGACTACGATTCATGCGCTTAAGCGTGGCGCATGGGAATATGCCAAAGGCCCGCGTAGTGGACATGGTGAGCATACAGGGCCACCACCAAAGGGTGCAAATGTAAGAGTGCAACGGCAGCGGAGGCGTGGACGAACAGGCCCAGGTGGGCCGGGCGATCTTAGAGGATAACTAATGTCATTGACTAAAGTAGAATTCCGTCCAGTTGTAGGATCGAATCTAGAAGTTAATACTACTGATATCTCAGGTAATCATCTTTATCCATTGCACGAGTTTGAACCTGAACCTGAGATGCCCGATACAGCTTTTAAGAGAATGCAAGCGCCAGGTGTGTGGCCGACCTTCGCATATCCTGGACATATGACGATTGTTATGTCAGGAGAGATATTAGGTCTTGGCGCTAATGACGCTGCACAGAGTGTCGATGCAATGACTAAGCGACAGACCCTAACAGACGTATGTATGCCTTCGTTGAATACAACTTTGACTTCTCGTAAACATGGTACCCTTCGGGTACGCTACGATCATTGGGCACAAGATGGTGAAGTAGATTACCATTGTGTGCTAGTTAGGATTCCACTAAAAGCGTTGAGTCCTGGCCGCTTTCAATACTTCATAAACCTGAAAGGGTTTACTCCATACTTTTTGGGACTTGACACAACAACCATATTGTTACCATAAGCCAAGGTAGACTAAAGGCTACGAATGGCATACGATCCAGGAGAATGGGTAATCGAGTTCCGCGAGAATACCGCTAACGCGAGACTCAGAGCATGGGTTAAACCGCCAGAACTAAATTGGTCTATTGCTAATTCCGAGAAGGGAGAGATGACTTGTGAACTTCCTCTCGGAATGGAACAGTATGATGGTACCCCCATAAGACGGGATAGTATCGTTCCGTGGCATACTGACTGGTATCTGTATAGAGGTAATACACTACGCGAAAGCGGTATCGTTACTTCTATCAACCTTACTGACGATAGAGATAGTGTACTAGTTGCTGGTATGAACTGGCTTGGCTATCTTGAACATCGTACATTTCCATTCGATCCCGAAGCATATGTCAATGATCGAGATTGGGAATCTTGGCCTAAGCAATGGGGAGTTGGAGCCGCTACAGGTGTTGACCTAACAGTAATTGTTGAGGGCATTCTAGAATTTATGGTTAACGCCAATGTCGGTAGTGTTGCTGGCCCATTCAATACTCCACCATTTATCTTCGCTAACCCCGGCACAGGGCAAACTGGTCGTTACAAGATTTTGCCTGCTGATGAATCTACTATCCTAGATCATATTAAGAAGATAGCGGAGAACTCAGAAGGTTTTGAATTCGATGTGCTACCACATAATCTAGAGTTTAAAATCTATAGCCCCCATAGGGATCAAGGTAGTCCAGTATATCGGTTCCGCAAAGGTGATCCTGAGAATCCTCTTAACAATTTAGCTAACGATAGACTCGTTGAACTTGATTGGACTAACGAAGGCCCACTTGCTACAGTCACAACAGTTCTAGGTACTGGTAGTAGCATTAAACGTGGTGTTATTCGTACTGATCTAGAGAGCGTAATCCGTTATCGTTGGACAGATCGTATCGGTCAAGTTGGTCAGATTGCTTCACAGGCTGCATTGGAACAGGCAGCACAAGGGCATCAGTTTGAAGATAGGTTCCCTCGTAAGAGAGCTAGCTTTGCAATCCATGATCCTGAATTGCTTAGTCCGAACTTTTGGACTGGTGGTCGACCTCGATCTCTAGTTGGTAATCGTGTAAGAGTTGTTCATCCCTTTACTAGCTTCCATACGGTGAATGCAGATTATCGCGTTATGAAATTAAACATCTCAGTTGATAACCACGGTAATGAGAAAGTTAGTTTTGAAGCTGAAATGATTAATACGCCAGAATCGAATCCTGATTTCGGCGGCAGCGGTGGAGGAAGTGAACCTGCATGATTATGTTGCTATGCATGATTGTATTGGTTGGTAAGCATGACTGAACGCCGTAAAGGTACAGTTGATCGTAAGCAGAAGTTTTCTCCTGACGCTGTTACCACCGAAGAAGTTCTTAAAGAACGACTTGTACAGGTTGAGCATGAACTACGTTTGCTACGTCAGAGTATGCAAACTACTACCATTCATGCTTTTGATCGCGCTCCATATATTGATGCTACCCAGGGTGAAGTTCTATGGGACTTTCAGTTCCAGCGCGGTTATATTCATCACCATGATAAATGGCGTCCTCTAGCTCCACCTACTTATCATATCAAACTATTCAAAGATGATAAACCCGTTGTTGCTGGTGACGGTAGATTCAAGTTTGCAATATCAAGAGACATGGGTGGATTCACCCCTGCTGTTGGCGAGCCCTATCCCTCATTCTATCTATATGATGCAGAAGCATATCTAACTACATCAGGTAGTTGTACTGTGTCACTTTGGAACAATACTCAAGGAAATGATCTTCTCTCTAGTCCTCTAGTTATCTCCGGTCTACATGATGACGGAACGAGGGTCATTGATCCAGTCGATAGTGTTGTTAACTGGAAAGATCAAATCTGGATTAATATTGATGCAGCAGGTGGAATGGGTTTAGGTGTGATTCTCGTATTCAATCCGGTGATTGACTAATGGCAGATATTAGACAATCATCAGATATTCTTGATGACTTTACCTCATATGCACAAGGTGATCTGCTAGCTGGTGAAGCGGCTCCTACTCTATGGGGAAGAGTACATTCGGGATTTTGGTGTGATAATGAAGTCGCCCATGATGCTAGTGTTACTCACCAAGAGTTCTTTACGAACTCGATGACGTATTGGAAATCACTGTCGATGGATGGTGATGACGCTGAAGCATGGGGTAGAACAGTAGGTGGCGGTGATGTTAATGGTACTGCTTGGCAGATTACATTACTACAAAATCCTAGTCCTGGCTCTGGCCCCGTTGGGTATCGTTTCCGTTGGGAATCAGTAGGCGACCTATATACACTTCGACGCCACGATGGAAGTTATCCTGGTTCGTTTATTGACACAACACCTACAGGGCCAGCTAATGAGTGGATGCTTATTCGTCGAAATGGAAGTAACGTCGAAGGATGGGTTTGCCCTGGTGGTGATCCCGTAGGAGGTACTTGGACACTTGTTGTAAGCGCCGCTGACACTACTTATACAACAAGTCTCTATGGTGGTATTGGCGTTGTATCTAACTTCGGTGGTCAACAACTTGGTTGGCAGAACTTTGGTGCTGGCGCGGAAGATGAACTTCCACAAATATATAGACGACCAAATGAATGATGCAGAACAGTACAGACCCACTTCTTCAATGGCTATCTAATGCTGGCGCATTAGGTATTCTTGCTGCTGCTTGTGTTGCTTTTCTTAAAGGATGGATTGTTCCGCGAGCAACGTATGAGCGCGCACTTGCCGAGAAGGATCGCGCATTGGAGCTTGTTTATAAGCAAGCTGATGTTACGCAAAAAGCTCTGGAAGCTGCGGAACGAAAGCCATGAGAAATTGGATAAAACGGTTACTTGGTCGCGAGGGCAAAGAGAATTCTGTACGCACACAGGGGGAGCTAGATGCTATGGAAGAAAAAGTTAGGCGATACGAAATGCGTATCGAACATCTAAGACGCGAGAGAGAATTGTATGACAAACGGCATAAGAGGGTAGTCGAATGATTGCCTTCCATAACTCTCTAATCGAAATCCCTGAATGGGGAACCATTAACCTAATCGAAGTTCTGTGGTTGGCTTCAGGGTTAATGGCGCTCACTTTCGCTAGTCTACGTATACGCCCATTGTGGGTAGATTATGAACTCAGTAAACGTGTGGGTGACGCAGACTTGTGTATTATCGCGCGAGGTTATCTACGCCGCGAAACCCTCCGTATAGTGACAGCCTTGGCTATTACACTTATCGGCGTCTACTCCGTACTAACCGATCCTGCTATTCCCGGTCCTGCAAGAGTCAGCGTAGCGGGGTTGCTTATAACTGTAGGTCTGTTTGTTATCTCTCTCGTAGTTTCCATTAACAGCATTCTAGACTGGCATGATCGAGTTCGCACGATGGAGATAGTTCGGAGGCGTATCAAATGATTACCATAATCTCTCTGGTAATTTTGATCGCTGTATTGGTAGTAGTTTGGCGACAGATTGCAAATCAACTTGATAGTATCCATCTGCTTGTCAACTCCAATCTGACCAAGGTAAGCGCCGATCTAGAAATTGCTCTTGATCGTATTCATACGTTAGAGCGAGTTCTGACAAACAAGAATACAGATGAATAAAGTTCTTATATGGGTAATTATAATATGCTTCTTCGTGGTTGCAACCGCGCAGGGTATTAGCTCATATCGTCAGTGGCACACAGAGCAAAACGTTAATACTGTTAACAGGATTATTCGTACAGGAGTTTGCGCCGGACTCGAACGTGATGATTGTATCATCGCGCTAGAGAAACGATTGAAAGGACAACCTGGTAAACCCGGAGAAGTAGGTATTAGAGGGCCAAAAGGCCCCAAAGGTGATAAAGGTAATACAGGTTCTAAAGGTGCTAAGGGCAATAAAGGTACAACAGGTGCTAAAGGCAGTAAGGGTGCAAGAGGGCTACGCGGAAAGAGAGGGCCGCGCGGTTATACAGGTAATCAAGGAGTTCCTGGCACACCCGGACATACATTTACACAGGAGGAACTAATTGCAGCAATTCGTATATTCTGCGCCGCTAATCCTACAGTATGTCAAGGGCCAAAAGGTGACAAAGGTGACAAAGGTGATCCCGGTGATAGTGGCGAACCTGGCGAACCTATACCACCAGGGCCACCGCCACCTAATCCACCACCTCCGCCAGGGCCACCACCGCCAAAACCATGTAAGCCAACTAAGAAGAAGCCTTGTCCAAAACCGAAACCAGTAGTAATGACAGGAGGACAGAATGTCAGCCTTCGATAATGTAGCTGCCCGATTGAAAGAACATCTGCCGTATAAGAAGGATACCACTACGCCTATTACTGCATGGGCGGATCAAGCTAAACTGTTGAATAGAATGGCTGCTGATCTTACAGCACTAGAAAATCGTGTAGACGTTCTAGAAGGTACATCACCCGAACCTACACCGGAACCGGAACCCACACCAATACCACCACAGAGGTATGCACCGAGAACATATAATTCTCATCCTGCGGCAGATGCTAGGTTCTGTATGAAGAGTGAGTTTGGAGTTGTTAGAGACGGCGCTGGTTATAGAGATGCAATGGGAGTTCAGTATGATGAAGCAGGACGTGATCTAGGTGGTCGCACTAAGACTATTGTTCCTGAGTTGAAGTATGCTAACTCAATGGATGGTAAAGAACCGTGCGATCC